CTACGAGGTAGAAGTTGACGCGTTTAGTTATACAAAAACAGGACTTGCTGCGGCAGGGGATACAATGGGGCTGCTTTTTCACGAAACCGCCTCAAAACAGTTAGGGTTTTTTAGGCTTCAGGGTCTCAATAATTGGAGCGACCGAACCGGAACTGTACCTGTTATGACTAACAGTTTTACTGCTTACGGTGTTCCAACAGAACTCACTCATTATGATTATGATTTTTCAGTAACTAAGTTACAAATCGGTTATCGTATGGATGTGTATATAAACCGCACTTTGTGGTACACATCTACTAACACATCTTTACCTGACTTCACTGATGTCAGCTTAGTATTAGCTGGCGGCAGCGGCACTTCTAACCCAGTGGGTCGTATTCGTAACGCTATGCTAATAAGAGGCCCAGTTAACTCTAGCACGGGGATATTATCAATACCTTGCATTACGGTCGGGGATAGTAATTTAGTATTAGGGGCTTACCAAAGCACAGATGAACGCTCAAGTAACAATCCTCTTATCACTGGGGCATTGGGTGCTAGTGATGGCGGCAGCGCAAGTTGGGGGCCATCGAACTCAAGTGGTGGCGTATCTATCAATCAAGGTAATGTTTTTTTAAATTCAGGGTTACATGACTCAGGGGTTTCAGCGCAGTATCAGTTTAGTAATAAAATAAACAATTTATCTCTACCGGGGTGGTCTATTTCACCCAATGCCGCGCCAGCTTCGACAACAGCAACGCTTGAGTACATAGTTAAGGAGGGATTAGCTTTAAGCCCCAAGCCAGAATACTGGTTTTGTCAAATGGGTATTAACGATGTAGGTTTATTTACTCAAACTCCTTCTGTAAACAACGGGTACCCGCTTCTTTCAGATTGGGTTACCTACATTGTTGATTTATATTTAGCTCAAATTGATAGAATGCTACTAGCTTCTACAACCGCTAAAGTGTTTATTGCCTCACCTTGTAGGGTGTATACAGCAAGCGATTACACAGATTATCTAACTTACACAGAAATTAGAGCAACGGAGGTTAGTAGTCTTGTTGCTGAGATGGAGTCAAGAATACCCAATCACTTTCCCGGTCGTGTTTTCTTTGTTAATCAGCACACAAATTGGACACCTTTGTACCACGCAGCACCGGGGGCAAGTTCGTTTAATGGTCTCCACTTTAACCCTGAAGGTTATAGAGTACAGGCTCAGAATTTTTCTTCAATTTTACCGAACCTAAGACAAACGTGAGTGTAAAATGAACTACACTGAATTAACAACAAATATACAAGATGTAACTGAGCAAACTTTTACAGCAGATCAGTTAGCAATGTTTACTCAACAAGCCGAGCAAAAAATTTATAACACGGTTCAGTTTCCATCGTTGCGTAAAACTGCTTCTGTAAACACCGCAGATGGAAACGCTCTTGTAACCATACCCACAGACCTGCTTTGGAATTATTCAGCAGCAGTTGTTATTGCAAATGTGACTACTTTTCTTTTAACAAAAGACGTTAACTTTATCCGAGAGGCGTACCCCAACTCAACTGTAAAAGGTGTTCCAAAACATTACGCTTTTTATAGTGAAACTCAATTTATTCTTGGGCCAACACCCAACGCAATAATTCCGATTGAGTTGCATTATGGGTATTACCCCGCTTCAATTGTCACTGCGGGAACAACTTGGCTAGGTACTAACTTCGATATTGCGTTGTTGAACGGGGCTTTGGTTGAAGCTATTCGGTTTATTAAAGGTGAGCCAGATATGATCGCCATATATGAAAAACACTACCTACACGCTATCACTTTACTCAAAAACCTAGTAGATGGTAAACAACGGCAAGACAGTTATCGTTTTGGCCAAGTGCATGATGTGGTAAGTTGATATGGCTACTAATTATCCCATTCTACAAATTATAGTACACGGATCAGCCAGCCCTTTACGGGGAGATGACGCTGAAGATGTTCACCGTTGGCATTTGCAAAACGGATGGGATGGTATTGGTTACCATTGGGTTATTGGTGAAGGTAAGTGTGAAGCAGGGAGGCCTGAATACTGGATAGGTTCTCATGTCAAAGGACACAACACAAATAGCATTGGTATTATGTTGTTTGGGACAGGCCCAGCCGAGTATACCGATGAGCAGATGAGCATATTGGCTAATAAGTGTAGAGAGATTGTTGCAAGGCACCCTACAATTACTGATATATGTGGTCATAGTGATTTAGACCCTGTTAATAAGCCGTGTTGCCCCGGTTTTAATGTCAGATTGTGGGCTAAAGAAACTGGAATAATGCCAAGGAGCAACCGATGAGCATTGCAGCGATTACAAGCATGTTGGTTGGCCCCGTTGCTGATTTAATAGGTAAGTTTATACCTGACAAGGATCAGGCGGCTAAATTAGCCCACGACATAGCTATCATGGCAGCTACTCAGGCTCACCAACAGGCGATGGGGCAAGTAGAGGTCAATAAGGTCGAGGCGGCCCACAGATCGGTTTGGGTGGCGGGTTGGCGGCCAGCAATCGGTTGGACATGCGCCTTGGGCTTGTTTTGGAACGTGATCGGACACCCCGTGTTAGATATATGGTTTGATATGCCACACATTGACCCGTCTTTGCTTTACCCCGTGATGCTGGGTATCCTTGGTATTGGGGGTGCTAACGTAGTTGCTAGAACATACGAAAAAGTTAAAGGCGTAGCTGTATAATAAAGGATTTGTAAGATGACTAGGGAAAAACGAAGAAGTACGGACGTGGGTTGGCAGAAGTTTATAACAGTAGAGATTCTTATGGGGATCGGTGCAATTGTGTTTGTGGCTGGAGGAATCTGGGTTACGTTAAGCTCTGATATTTCATACGCCCAGTCCTCTACCGCTCAAAACTCAATTAAGCTACAGAATCTTGCCCGTCAGGTCGCTTCAATAGACACTGATTTACGAGTAATCGCAGCAGACGCGGAACACAACAAAGATACCGCCGATGAGATTAAAGCCGACCTTAAAGAACAGCGAACGGACATAAAAGAAATACTAAGAATTCTTGGTAACAGATAACCGACAAGGTGAGTAATTATGGCATATTCAGCCTCTTTAGGCGTTCTTCTAGCAGATCAGGGGTCTCTTTCTGGCACTTGGGGAACCTCGCTAAACAATCAGGTTTTCGCATTACTTGACAGTGCCATAGCGGGTCGAGTGGTAATTGGAGCTTCTGGCTCTACGTGGTCAGATGCCAACCCATCAATACATACCCTAACTGCAACAGATGGTGCAGCAAACGAAGCTCGGGCCGCTATAATTCATCTGGTAACATACACCAGCTTACCTGCCGCAGCCTCAACCGCTACGCTTGTTGTCCCAAACAAAAGCAAAGCTTACATTATTAATAACAGTCTCACTGACGCAAGAAACATCGTTAAAGTTTGCACAAGCGCAGACGCTTCTACTGCCAATTCAGTATTTGTTCCCAAGGGGGCAGTAGCAGAAGTTTATTGCGATGGGGCTGGTAAAGTTTCCTCCGCTCAAAACTTTATAGTTGATGGTGTTATTGACAATACAACAATTGGCGCGACCACTCCATCAACAGGTGCTTTTACAACTCTAACAACAACTGGAACATTAGTTGCAGGTACAACATTGACCGCAACAGGTGGCATCATTGCTAGTGCAATAGGCGCGACCACCCCATCCACAGGTGCTTTTACAACTCTAACAACAACTGGAACATTAGTTGCAGGTACAACATTGACCGCAACAGGCGGCATCATTGCTAGTGCAATAGGCGCGACCACCCCATCCACAGGTGCTTTTACAACTGTAACAACAACTGGAACATTAGTTGCAGGTACAACATTGACCGCAACAGGTGGCATCATTGCTAGTGCAATAGGGGCAACTACCCCATCCACAGGTGCTTTTACAACTGTAACAACAACTGGAACATTAGTTGCAGGTACAACATTGACCGCAACAGGCGGCATCATTGCTAGTGCAATAGGGGCAACTACCCCATCCACAGGTGCTTTTACAACTCTAACAACAAGCTCAACAATAATCGCAAGTGGCATAATAAAAGGTGTCTGGAGCAACACAGGCACTGCTAACGCAGCTTCTCAATTTCAAGTA